ATGTAAACGTTTATGTTATTCAAGATCCTAATGAACCAAAGAATAACGGTACTGTAAAGATTCTTCGTTATGGTAAGCAGTTAAACGAAATTATTAATTCAGCTATTAGTGGAGACGATTCGCAAGAATTCGGTGAAAAGATTTTTAAGTTAGATGAAACTGGTTGCACGTTCCGTATTAAAGCAGAACAAGTAACTGATAAGCCAGGTGCACCTAAATATCCAAAATATACTGCTTCTAAGTTCCTTTCTCCAGGACCTATTGAAGGTTTTGATGAAAGTAAGATTCCTGAAATTTATAATAGTACATATGATCTGAATACATTGGTTGAACATAAAACACCTGATGAAATTCAAGAATTCCTTAATATTCACTTTTATAATAACGAATTCAATACGTCTTCATCTACCCCTACAGAAGTAAATGATGTAGATGATGATGTACCATATGAAGCACCTAAGATTGCTGTTAAAGCAGCTGTTAAACCAGTACAAACTGCTAAACCAGCTCACGTAGCAGTTGAAGATACTGAGAACGATGATAAGGTAAAGGCAATACTAGAAGGTTTAGATAACCTCTAAGCTAAATGACTGAAGAACAACGCAGACAACAAATTATGCAAGCTCGCCAGCAGGCCATGAACCGGCCTGCTGCGCCTGCTATGTCAGATGCAGATGCTGAAAGAATAGCCGGTAATACTCAAGGCTTGACTAAAGAGCAAATGATTGCTATTGCTATGCTTGGCAAGATGGTATCTAATGATATAGGCGGTATTAAAAAGAACGCTGTTGGGGATAGCCTTAAAGTAACGGATGTGGATATGTCTAAAGTTATGCCTTCAAATGTTATGAGAGCAGCTGGTATGCAGATACCACCACAAGCACCACAGCAAAGACCGCCTCAACAACCTGTTTATCAGCAACCTGCACCTCAACAAGTAGAGCATAATAATTTTCAGTTTGTTGCACCGCCCGTGCAGCAGGAACAAGCAATTGTTCAACCATATTCTGATCCTAACCAATTAGAGTTTGATTTAAACAAAAAAGTTCAATACGAAGATATCATGAATGCTATTGATAATCTTCAATCTTCAGTTAAAATGTTAAACGATAAAGTTAACACCCTAATCGAATCTAATAATAAAAAAAAACCGAAGATAGCAAATGGAACTCAAACTGGTTAAAAAAGATTTTGCGGACAACTTCTTAAATGTTGTAAGTAAAACCGTTGATGTCGCATCTATTAAAGTTACTAAAGATGGTTTATACACTATATGTAATAAACCTGACACCAGTATCATATTACTTGGTAAGTATAATTATGTAACGGGGATAGATAATGAACAATCCCTTAACATAGGGGATATTAAAAAACTCTTACGTGTTATTGAGTGTATAGAAGAAGATGATATTACTTTTACTATAAATAGTAATCATCTTTTATATAAGTCTAATACTACTCAATTTAAGTATCATTTCTTAGATGATACAGCTGTACCTAAAGTAGCATTAAAAAAGGAGAAAATAGAAGCATTAGAGCTAGATACGTTTTTTGATATTAACTACAGAAAACTACAAGAAATCCTTAAAGCTAGTGCTTTTGCTACGACTACTAATAAAATTTATCTTTACGGTCAACCTGACGGAGTGTACTGTGAATTAGGTGATAAAGAAACAGACAATACAGATAGTATATCTCTTAAAGTAGTAGATAAAGTAGAAGGTCAACCTTTATCTCAAGTAATACCGTTTAATCTAGATATTTTTAGAGTGTTGTCTGGTGTTAAGTTTGAAAACGCAAGAGTAGGTATAAATCTTAAACTCAAGGTNATGTCTTTTTACGTTAAAACTACACCAGAAACAGAGTTTAAGTTTATTATATCGGGGTTAGTAAAATAATGGCTAACAAGATAACAACACAAAGCTATTTCATAAAAAGACTTAAAGATTCTGGTTACGTGGTCTATAAGATCTTTGATGCATATAGTGAAGCGGATCCACGTAGCTGGACAGTAATGATTGACCCAGGCAATGCATCTGTATTTTGTACTTGTTATGTTAATCACAAAGAATTATTTGATGAAACCTTTTTTGAATTTTATGACGGAGGACAATATATTCCTGAACGTTTTAAGTTGAAAACCGACTCAATTGAGGTTATAATAAGCTATTTAGTAAAATATGGAATCAACAACAAATCAGAGTTATACCACGGGCGAACAGTTTAAGTCCGTAAAATCTTTTAATATGTCAAACGAAGTAAAACACCCAACACTTCCTACAGCTAATAGTAGTATGATTACTACAGAAGAAGATAGGAAAGCTATTATTGATAAAGCAGCAGAAGCGTATTCAACATTTCTAGATGCTCTACGTATTGATTGGCGTAATGACGTCAATAGTGCTGATACACCTCGTCGTGTAGCTAAAGCATATGTATGTGACCTTATTAAAGGTTGCTATGAAGGCCCGCCTAAGATTACTACTTTTCCATCAGATGGTTATGATGGTATTGTTAGTCAGATGAATATACCTGTTGTATCTATGTGTTCGCACCATCACCTATCTTTTACTGGTGTTGCTCATGTAGCTTACATACCTGATAAAAACGGTCAGGTTATTGGTCTTTCTAAACTTAATCGTATTGTAGAACATTATGCTCGTCGTCCTCAAATACAAGAAGGATTAACGGTTCAGATACATAAAGCTATTGATCAACTATGCACAGGCAATCAGGGTGTAGCAGTTATTCTTAAATGTACCCATACTTGTGCTTGCCATCGCGGTGTAAAGCATCACGGTTGTGCTATGATTACTTCTAAGTTATCTGGGGATTTTATGAACGAACCACAAACTCGTAAAGAATTTTATGATTTTGTTGCTTCTGCGGAGCGAGATACTAAGTAATATTAATGGCCGCTAAAAATACAAAAACTGGTGGTAAGAATAATAAAAAGAAAAAAGTAGATTCTTCTACAACTAATACCTCTTCTTTGTCTTCTACAGCGGCCCCTAGTAGCTCTATTGCACCAGCACCTAATAGTCCTTTAAACTTAAACGTTCCATCACCTATGACTCCAGTAGTAATGGATCAAAAGAAGTTTGAAGAGCTTATTAGACACACTCAGCTTGAGTTTGCAAAAGTGAAAAATTCCTTTGTTAAAGAAAAGAAAAAAGAAATTGAAAGCTTAGAAACTCAAGTGAAAGAGTATATGAATCAGTTTATGCTTATTGGATATGATCTTAACGGTAATCCTGTTGAGATGGTATCTGCAAGCAATACAGCTGAATACGATTCTTTACTAGAACGTTTTAGACGTGTAATGTATAAGATTAACCAGAACGTTGCTAATTCTAACGGGGAAGACCCGTATGGACACAATAATTAAAAAGTTAAAATTACAATTTTTACCTGAACAACGTCGCATATATGTGGTACTTGAAGGAAAGTACAAAGGCGAATGGTTAGTAAGGGTAAAAAAAGGTAAAGACAAATTAGTGTTCTTTTCCTTACCGGATAAGTTTATCCGGGAAATTGCTGCAAAAGATTTCGATTGGGGTATTCAAAATAAAATCTTAGAACCAGTAGATGTATTACCTAAAAAGGTATATAATGTGTGCATAGCAGAATATAACCTTAAAGCTACTGATGAACAAAAAAATAACGCTCTTAATCGACGGGAATAATACCCTTCACCGTACTCACTGGGTTGCAAATAATACCGGNCGGTTATTAATAAACTCTAAAGGNGAGAACGTTGGTAGCACGTTCACGTTTATTAAGACTGTTAAGTCTTATGTGGAACATTTTAATGCATACAATGTATACATTGCTTGGGATAAAAAACTAACCAATGAAACTAATTTTAGAAACACTCTAACAGAGGGTTCTTATAAAGGCACCAGAGACCAAGATAGAAACAAAGATGTTTACGCTAGTGCAGAAGGAGTTGTCAAATTAACCGAAACACTTGGAGTGAGGAACATTTTCCCTGGTAAGTTAGAAGCGGATGACGTTATAAGCTGGTTAAGTAAAAATATTGATGGAAAGAAAATCATTATTAGTGTTGATAGAGACTTTATACAGTTAGTTGCAGAGGATATATCCTATTATAACCCTATCAAAAAGCAGCTAATAGATGTTAGTAATTTTGAAGAAGAGTTTAATTTAACCCCTAAAGAATACCTTTATTATAAGGCTATTGTAGGGGACACTTCTGATAATATACCTGGTATAGAGGGATACGGTAAAGTAAAAGGTGTTAAACTAGCTAAAGCATATAATAACTACAAAAACAAAGGTGTGTTAGAACTGGAAAGTACTATTAAGGAACATGAAGAGATTATAAACAATAATCTTAAACTTATGGATCTTTCTTACGGTTTAGAACAATATAGTGAAGAGATTGACCTTTACAAACAACAAATACAGAAACTAAAAGAGTTAAAACCGGATTTTATAACATTTAAGCAGATATGTGAAGATCTTGAATTTCCGTCAATAACCACCAGAATTAAAGATTGGCAAGCAGTCTTTAATAAAAATATTAATGATGATTTATTAACTGGGTATTTTAAAGGGTTTGAGTAAGTATATACATGTTACAAAATACAGTAGTACCACGTCCATCTACTTGCACTACATGCGGTACACCTGCAGTGCATCCACGCATTGTACAGGTAAATAGAGGTAAAGACATAGTTACAGAAGCACATTGGATTTGTCCAAGATGCAGTAACAGATTTCTAGTTGGAACCGTAAATATTACCAGCAGTGAAACAAAGAAAAACTAAAAAACTTTTAGACGAAGTAGCTTCTACTACAGGTAAGAAGAAGTTACCACTTAAGGAATCGTCATATTACTCTAACGGATCTAATGGATCTAGTGAGACAGCAAGCGCTTATGAATTTGCTAGAGATTCAGTGCCTACTTTGAATAAGATTGAAGCTCTTAGAGATCAAAAAGCTAGAGATAATACACCAGAAGCTTTACCTTACCCTTTTCAGGATTCAGTTAAGCAATTAGCTGATCTTTATTTAATGGCTCAAGACTTAAGAAACAAATCTAGAGAAGCTTCAAAACTGCCCCTATTTAAAGGCAAACAAAGTGAGCTTGATGAGTTTCGCAAAAAGCTGAACGGTGTAATGGTAGAGTGTAAAAAGCTAGCTGCCAATTTAAGCAAATTTTCTCTTGCACCTAGACGTTAACTCTATTTAATAGAGTTGATGAAACAGACACTAATAAGATTATTTAAATCGTTAGTTAAAACGGTATCGTTTTCTCTAATTGTAGGTTATATAGCGCACTTTCTAGGCAAACCATTTCTTGCGTGGTCTGGTTTAGCATTCATTGTACAATTTGTTGCATTTTATATGCTCAATGTATTTCTTGAATATAAAGCAGCTCGAGACACAAGACTATTAATGGTGAAAGAAGCAGAAATACTTTCTCTCAACACTATTAAAGTAGGTTGTGCTTCTTGTAAAAGAGAAAACGACGTAGTAGTACGCGTAGGGCAAGAAAATCGATTTACTTGTGGACATTGTAAAGTAAAAAATTCTGTTTATTTAATTGCAGAGACCGCTATTGTAACCGAACCTATTTACGATCAACCTGCACCAAACCTTTACCGGACAACAAATGGAAACTAAAGAAAAAATGCCAGACACTAAAATAACTATGTACGAATTTGCTCGTTGGGGCGCTTTACTTGAAGCAGTAGATATTATTGCTGATAAATGTAAAGATAAAGGTATAGACTTTTATGGTAATGAAGGGTTAAGATACATTAAGCCTTTAGATATACAAGACTATGTCAATATGCGTACAGATACCCTTATCATGAAGTTTAAAACTGCTCAAAATGTTGAGAAGAACTTAATTAACATCAAATGCCTACAAATAGAAAAACAATTAAAACGCTTGGAAGTGATCGAGTAATATTTCTTAGTGGTGAAGTCACTGAATCTAATTCAGTAGATATAGCTAAACAGTTATTTGCATTAGATAAAAAATCTAATAAAGATATACTCTTAATTATAAACTCTGATGGCGGCAATATTGAAGATGGTATCTTTTTAGCAAACACCTTTAAGCTATTAAAAAGCGATGTGGCTATATTAGTACCATCTAATGCTCAAAGTACCGGTACCTTTATATTAGCGACTGGTACAAAAGGTAAACGTATCATAATGCCAGGAGCTGTTGCAATGATGCATGGTTCTATTTATGCTATATCTGAACTACCTCATAAAGTACAAAAGAGCGATATAGATTTTCAAGAAACTCGAGAAAACTATATAGCTCAAAGATTAGTAGAATGTGGATATAAACATAAAGAACACAGTCTTGCTTCAGAATACCATCATTACGTAGATGTAGAAATTATTGAAGCTGGTTTAGCGGATGTAATGATTAACTCTTTAGAAGAACTATATAGGGTAATTAACTTATAAATATTATTATGGCATACTCAGCAAGAATTAAAAAAGACGGGGCTGTAGACATTACCGATGCTCTTACCGGTCAAATAAAGTTTACTATAAGTGCTAAATCCGCCGGTATAGGCGGAGTATCTATAAGTGGGGATACTGCCACTATAATGCTCAAAGACGGCACCACTCAAGTTTACGATCTTAAAAAACGTCAACAAATACGTTAATGAACACAGAGTTCATTATAGCCGATACCTCTGTAAGATATATGAATGCAGCAAATGTGTTACAAGAGTTTCTGTTTTACTGCAAAGATAATAATTGGAGCCGCAATATTGATAACACTGTTAAGTATTCCGATTCTAATGCTGCAATTGATAGTGCTAAAAAACTTAAAGCAGAAGACGGTCTAGATAAAAAGGTATTTTTATTTCAAAAAAACAGTAATGTTATTAATATAGGCGAAGTAAAAGTACCTATTTAATAACAGGTTGAAGCTCTTTAAACTCAAGTAAATACTATTATGCTCATATCTTTAACTAACGCAAATCCGTCTCACAGAAACAAAATAGTGGTTATTAACACTGATTTTATTGTGAGTATGCACCGTAACATTATAACTAGAGAAGATGCTACTGTAGAAGAAGTTACATTTGTACATTGCCCACCTCACGGTACATGGGAAGTACAGGAAACTATAGAACAAGTTATGGGGTTAATTGCTCCTACTGGTAAGCTTTTAACAGAAAATACAAAAAAAAGCGTAAAGAAAGAAAAGACCAAGTTACTTTAAAGTTTACTCGGGATGTAGGTCAGCCTGGTAGACCGCCTGCTTTGGGAGCAGGATGGCGCGTGTTCAAATCCCGCCGTTCCGACCAATTTATTGCATATTACAAATAATTAGTAAATTAGTATATGGAACATTTTCATTACCGAATACCTGGTTGGTTTACCTTTCCTAAGCTTTATACACATATGGTAGAGCGGTATGATAATGCGCACTTTGTAGAGGTAGGGGCTTTTCAAGGTGCTTCTACAGCTTATATGGCTGTAGAAATAGCTAATTCTAAAAAAAATATCAAACTAACAACAGTAGATGTATGGGACCGTTATACTATAGACGGGCTGTCTCTTAAAGACCCAGATAGTGTACCTATTGATTTTGTTTGGCATTTATACAAAGAAAACATCAAACCTGTAGATCATTTAGTAGAGTCTCTAAGAATGAGTTCTGTAGAGGCTGCTAAACGTTTTCCAGATGAATCGTTAGATTTTGTTTTTATTGACGCTAATCATGTATACGAAGCTGTAATGCACGATTTGCATGCTTGGTACCCTAAAATAAAAAAAGGAGGACATATAGCTGGACACGACTACACCGCTAATGATGACGATGTGCGTAGAGCAGTAAAAGACTTCTTTGGGGTAAAAGACGATAGATATGCTTGTGGAGAGTGGAGTTGGTGNGTATTCAAGGAGTAACGTGCTACCTGATNTAAANATTTCCCACCAACATAAAGTTATATGGTGGTTACCAACTCGTAACGGTACACGGTCAGTTGGTTTATTTTTANGTACATTATTGTTTGAAAAACAAGGTAAAGTTATAGGTCCTGAATGGATGCCTACTCACACGCTTTGCTACCCAGATAACATAGAAGGTTATAGTTTATATTTAAATGTACGTAACCCTTACTCTAGAGTCTTGTCATTTTGGCATTGGCATAGAGAGTTAAGCAAGACTGATAAACGATGCCTTGACACATTTAATACCAATTTTTCAGATTATGTTAGTAAAGCTAACTACAAGTTTCTTGATGACCCTCATTACGAAACAATTCTTAAAGC